CCTCAAATAGTCGATCTGAAACTGGATGTAGCGTGCTGCCTTCTCAAGATCTTCAATGGCGCTGTCGCTCTTCTTTCCTGCTCGGAGGACATACTTGATGACGTTTCCAAGAGAAAAGTTTAGATCATAAGCCTCAATGATCTTGATGGCTTCGTAAGGGTTGTCTTCGCCACCGTAGTAGTCTGGGTGGTTGACGGCGCCAGGGCCTCTAACGGTCATCCTGCCCTCACAACCGCCATAATGTGGTTTCGCTCAACAAGGTGAAACTTATTGCCAGAAAGTTCGATCTCACGGACAATGTGCGTTGGAAGCACGACAACATCACCATAGGCATATTCACCATTTGGATCATTGACGACTGAAACAGCCTTGTAAGGCTTCTCTGCTGGTCGGTAGTCCTCTGGTAGTTCGATCATGTAAGGCGACTCTTCGCTCTTGTCAAAAGACATTTCAACCTGAACCCAGGGTGTCTTCGGCTCCAAAATCATTAGTTTGCTCCATACTTTTTGATTAGATTTTCATTTGTTCTGTAAGTCGGCTCGTCCATAAAAGCAGTAGAAAGACGACCGCATTTCTTGCAACGAAAGCGAACTGCCACATGTTGAAGCGTTGCCTCAACGTGGCTGGTTGGCACATAATAATGTTCTCCACCCTCGGGGCACTTATGCTTCTGCTCCCAACGGGGGAGAAGGTGGTTAAACTTCATTCCTCACCTCACTCTTTTAATGTAGTCCAAGTGAGGTGAGGAGTCAAGTGTTATTTTTTATTAAACGAGGTCGCAGGATCCGCCCGAACACGCAAGTTCGCCAGAAAGATCTGTGTTGTCCTCAACCTCAATAACATTTGTAAGATCGACATTAACGAGGCTTTCCATCAACTTATTGTAGGTTTCCTCATCACAGTCCTCAAATGGGGCTTGGACGTAAGTGTGATCAGAAAATGGCAAAACTGAAAGTCCATTATAGCACTCACGGTTTTCCCACATCCACTCACCAACTGGCGCCCACTCTTCTTCGCGGATCGTAACGGTGGCAGAAACATTGTGCGTGTTCTGGCCCTTCCTGTGGCCTCCCTGAACCCACTCACCGCTCACACGCCTAACACGTTCCAACATTTCCAAGGCGCTCTCAGAGCGAGTGATAGAGCCCTTAGGAGCCATTTGCGGAACACTGATGACGGCGGTGTCGTGGGGGCGGAAATACTCGTCCTCAACCAACTCTGGGTGGAACTCGGAAAGGTAGCCATAAATGGATTCATTCTTGCCAACACGGATGCGACGAATGTAATAGTCGTTGTGCCAAGCGTGAATACCGGAGGATGTTCCAAGAGTTAGGGAGGTTGTGCCTGCTGGCTTGACGCAAGTGCAGCGAGCGGCAGGGTTGATGCCGAGAAGTTCAGCAACACGAGCATTTTCATCCTTTACAACCTTGGAAGCAGCCTTCATGTCAAGATCGAGGACAGCACCAGAAGCAATGCCGGTCATGGAAACGCCAATAAGAGCGTCCTTTTCAGTGTTTCGCTGCCAAACTGGACGAAGGTAGTGGAAATCCGTGTAGGATGCTTGTAGGGTGCCAAGGAAAGCGGCAGCACGAACACGGGCTTCATAGTCTTCCTGGGAATCAACATTAGAAACATTGACCTCGGTTAGATTGCAGAACTGGTAGGGGCGAAGGGCGATCTCACAGCAAGGGTTAGTTCCCCAGTCCTTATCATAAGTGAAATAGAAGCCAGGCTCGCCAGCACCAGAAGCCTTAACACGAGCCCAGAGGTCAAGGAAGAACTCCTTTTTGACCTTGTGGCGCATAAGAACGACGGAGTTATTGGCTCGGCCTCGCTGTGGGTTCTCCTCCCACCAAGCACCAGCCTTTGCAGCGATCATTTCGTCATCGTCGGCTGAAAAGAGGCAAATAAGGGCAGCACGACGGATGCCACCAGCCAAAACGGCGTCAGCAATGTGGCAAACAATGTCGTGGACCTCAATAGGGCTCAACTTGTCGCCGTTCTGCTTGGTGTCAAGGATGCCTTCGATCTTGACAAGGCACTCACGGAGGGGCTGCGGGCCAGGAGCCTTTCCGCCAGATGTTACCAAAGCGCTTCCCTTCGGTCTAATGTCCGAGAAATCGAAACGGATCTTGGATGTGCCGTTGAAATAAGAAAGAATAAGCATCTTTACAGCGTCAGCCCAGCCCTCGATGGAGTCGCCAATAAGGTAGCGTCGGGTTCTCTTGCCGCTTGGACGGTTGATCTCGGGCAACTTCTCTACATGGTGCCTCTGAACGGAATAGCCGACACCTGTGCCTCCGAGAAGAAGGAACATCGCCTCACAAAAGGCGCGAACATCGTCGATCGGCATGTAGGCGCAGTTGAAAACGCGGTTTGGAGCAACCTCAATGGGCTTTCCGCCAAACTGCATAGAGCGCATGGAAGGTAGAACCTTTTTGTTATAGACAAACTCATAAGCTGCGCTTATTTCTTCTTTAAGCGCAGGATATTTCTTTACATGCATAGCCTTGTTTCGATCTACGATCTCCTTAAAGGTTTCGCGTCGATATAGTTCTGGCACATACTTGGCATACTTCATGTGCACGGTGATGTCTGAAAGTATTTCTGTTGATAGATCCATAGTTTATTTTGCTCCTTCTTTTTGTTCCTTCTGCTCTTTCCTAAACTTCTTGTACTTTTCTTTCAGAATCTCACTTTGGTCCTTGACAGAGATAGTGGATGCTTCTTCGTCCGTTGGCTTGATAACTTCAATACTTACATTTGATGTGTGCATTTTAACAGGGAATACGAGTCCATCAGGTCCGTTCCTGTTCTTGGCAACAAAAAACCTTCCTGTATTGTTTTGCTTATCTTCTACTGTTCTCGAAAGTGAGAAAATGAAGTCAGACACAAAGCATTTGTTGAATGCCTCGGAAATGGATTCCATTGTGATAACTTCTGCATTGAGTCCTGACCTATTCGTTTGAGAGGCAGTCCAGAAAGAGCAATTGAACTCTTTGGCCAGACCACGCAACTCTTCATAAATAGATTCGAGTTCATGTCTTTTCTCTCTTCCAGAAGAAACTGGACGCAAAAGATCTGCATAGTCAACAATAACCATATCAGGATCTATGTCCTTCATCTTCAACTTTTCAAGGTGAGTTCGCAGAGTCCGCGTAGATGCTGACTTTGTGGGATATTCCTTTACGAGAAGCACACCCTCAAGATCCTGAACTTTCTCATAGATCTCCTCCTTGAAAGTATGCATTTGAGAAAGGGGGATCTTGGTAAGACAAGAGTCATAACGACCAGCCACGACGGTATCAGCAAGCTCAAGTGTGTAATGAACTACTGTCTTGCCGTGTTTGATCGCCTGGGCTCCCAAGTGAACGAGAACCATTGACTTTCCGGCACCTGTGGGGGCAATAACGACGCCAAGTTCTGCCTTACCAAGACCACCCTTACAAATTTCATCAATCTCCTTCCACCCTGTTGTAATCGGGTTTCGGGCCTTGATCTCAAAGCGCTTCTCAAAGTCTTTTACATAATCGTAGCCATGATCAGAATAGTCGCCCAACTTGATTGCATCGTTGATGATCTTGGAGATCTCGTCAAACGAAGAGCGTTCAAGTAGTTTGACTGACTTGATCATTGCTTCCTTCAACTTTTGCTTTCGGCAAAAGTCAAGTGCTGTCTTCTTTACATACTCGGAGCCGCTAACGACGGAATCGTGAATGCGAGCAAAGTAGTTTCTCAACTGCTGCTGGGTTGCTGCGTTCTCGTCCTCGATCTCGGCACGAATAATAGAAATCATGATCTTGTAAGTCGGGTGAACATTATACTTCTCCCGATACTCAAAGACCTTACGAACAAAGACGCGGAGGTAATGGAGTTCCAAAAAGTTGATGTCCAAGACCTCCATGATCTGGTCAGCAAAAGGACGATCCAGCAAAATCATCTGACATAGCGTTTCCTGAAAATCTTTGCCAAACTTGCTGAAACTCGGCTTCTGCTTCTTCTCCAAATCACTGTCCCCCGTCTTTTGAATGTAGCCCACCTTGGGTCGTCTGTCAAGCACTTTGCTTACTCTTCTCGATCATGCCACGGAACATCGTAAGCATCTCCGTCCAATTGTAAGAGCCAAAGCCATGATTGACAGATGCCTTCTTGAGACCAGTGGCGTTTAGTTCAAACTGGAAGTTTTCGAGGGCATAATTGATCTTATGACGACCCTGCACCGAAATGCTCGGTGGTGTCAAGTTCATGACCTTGTAATTAGTCTCCACTGTGTCCCAGCCTTCGACAACATTGGAATAAAACTTGACCTTTGCGTTTGTGTCCTCGCAGAACTGCCTTACATCGGCAAGCGTGTGCATCTTGTCTTCGCAAAGAAATGCGAGGCGCTTGGAAATGGTCTTTAGACCTGCGCCCTGGATGCCAACGAGGTTATCGGACTTGTCGCCGGCAATAGCACGGGCAATGACAAAGTTCTCTGGAGAGATGCCATACTCGTCAATGACAGTCTTCTTCGTCCAAGCCTTCTTTTGAATCGGTCGGTAAAGCACAGTCTCTCCGTCAAGAAGTTGTAGGAAGTCCTTATCGGAGGACACAATAACCTTTTGCCAACCCTTATAGCGGGGAGACTGGACGACAGCGGCAATAATGTCGTCTGCCTCAACCTTATCAAGGACAAGCTGGATGATCGGCATTTCGTTCAACATCTCCATAAGGATCTGCTGCTGCCAAACCATGTTTTCCTTCTGGGACTGCTCTGACATGCCCTCAACCTCGTAGTTCTTACGGAGAGGCTTACGGCCCTGCTTATACTCCTTGACGGTCTGACGACGCTTCTGCGAGCCACCAGCACCATCCCAAGCAATAATAACTTGGTCTGGACTTGACTCTCGCATGATCTTCTTCAAAGAGTTTAGAAAACCAACGGCACCACCAACAGGGTTGCCATTAGTAGAGATCATCCCGTTTACAATGTAGTTTCGGATGAATGCGTTGAGCGCGTCAATAACCACCACTCGCTTCTTCTTATTTTCCACTTTCCCTCCAAGTTCTGTCTATAGTTTATAACATTCGATTGTTTGGTCGTCAACGGAGTAGAACACCCTTTTGACGCCGACATGACGAAGAAACTCTTCGCACATAGGACAAGGCTTGGAAAGAAGAAGAGAACCCTTTTTAATGATACTGACAACATAAATGTCTGAACCTCGGGTCTTGTCTCTCGCAACGCCAAGAATGGCGCCAAGTTCAGCGTGGTGAGTTGCGTGTCCGCAGCCATGAGCCCGAAAACGCTGTGCCCACCTCTGAACCTTGTTTTGGTTTGCTGACCAGTTTAGGACGCTTCCGCCCTTTACCAAGATGGCG